GTATACATAGGAATTTGTTTTCCAGATTTTTTAGTGCCTTCTAATTCTTTTTCTTTTTTAGAAACTTCATCATTAACAACCATGCCTGGAGGATTTAATTCTACATCAGAATAAAATCCAGCCACTTGTTGTTTTCTTAAATCATTCTCTGACATTTTAAGAACGTGAATAATAGCTTCTGCTTCTTGTAAACTGTTTGCTGTATATGGCACAATCAAATCATCTGCTGGTACAAATTTAGATACCGCTCTGCCTAATAAATCATCGTAGTAAACTTTTTTAAATGTAGATCCTGCTAGGGGTAAATGAAATAACATAGAATCAAACTCTGGTTCGTATTCTTTCATTTGATCCATGATTAAATAATTCATGAAGTCTTTTACTCTGTGCGCTTGTTGATCTTTTGCTGGTGTTTTAATTCCAAGCACTTGTGTTCTTACTGGACCGTCACTTGGTAATAGCTCTTTGTATGCTGTAGCTTGAAACTGTGTAACAGCTTCTGCTAACACAGGGTGCGTTGCACCTGAAGCTCCTTGAAACGGCTCCGTTCTATTTTCGTATTTAAATCCTAATAGGTCAAGACCATCTGTGTAAGATTTTTCCCAATCTTTTCTAGACATCTTATAGTCGATGTAATTATTTTTTAGTTCTGATCCTAGTGGATTTAAAACATCATCCGGTAAAATGTCTGCAAGATTATCAAAGTGAGATTCTGTGCCAGGTATATTTATAGCACCTGGTTCAAAATTAAGTGTAACACCACCATCATCTTCGGGTGTAACTTCAACGGGTTGTTGTTTTATTTCTTCCTTTACCTCGACCTCTTCGCCCGGAACTTTAACCTCGGTACGAGTGTTAGGAAGTCCTTTATCTATATCTGCCATTTAAACTCCTATAGTTTCTTAACATTATTTTGAAAAAAAGCCAAGCCTCCTGAATCAGGGTTCATAGACTTAACTTGTGGGCCTTTGTCTATACCACCAGACAATCCTGCAATTCCACCGCCTGCAAAACTTCCCTGTAGTTGAGGAGAAAAACTTGCACCAGGAGGTAATATTTTTTGTAATTGATTTTCAGGATTTGCTCCAAATATTTGTTCTACACCATATTTATCAGCCAACTCATTTAAGCTAGCTGTTTTAGTAAAATCAAACTCTCTAATATCTTCAAAAGCATCTTTGGCAGCTGCGTCACGACTAGATTCAAGACCTACGGGACCAAACTCTCCGGCTCTATAACTAGTATTAACATCCTTAATTATTTGATCAGGGTCTCTCAATGCAGTATCTCTAAAGTTTGGAAACACCTCAACTGGTTTTGTATTAAAACCTGTATAATTGTTAAGGTCAAAATTTAATCCTGATTCATCTGTTACTGGTGCAAGAGTTTGCGCAAACTCTTTTTGTTTTGCAAAAGCTTTTGTAAAAAAACTTTTTGATTTTGATATATCATCAGCTTTATCAGATAAATAATCAGCAAGCGTTATGGCATCTGGAGAAACTTTTTTTAAAAAAAGTTCTTTTTTTGCTTCTTTTATTTTTCGTTCATCTATTTCTTGTTGTGATATTCCATCAATATTTGCAGTATAACCAAAGCCACTTCCATCTAATACAGCTTGATTTGTTTCTAGATTACTTTTTGCAGTCTTAAAATTTTTTTGAGCGTTTCTAAAGTCAGCCACATCTTTAAATAAATTAGCCTCGTCTTTACCGATAGTTCTAGCTATTTTACTAGCTTGGGCTTTTGCCGTTTGATCTCCTTTTACAAGATAATCTATTGATCTTAAAAAAGCTTCGGGAAGAGTATCCCCCATACCTACACGAAGTAAAGACTCACCAGTAGCAAAAATGGCCTCTGGTATAACACCAAATTTCATAACGGTTCTAATACCACGATACCCCAACTTTAAAAATTTTTCTAAATTCATTCTTTGAGCTTGTGATAAATTTTTAACATTACCTTGGTTTACGACGTTTGCTCCTTTAATAATACACTGTTGTGTTGGCACTGTGCCTTCTTGAAAACCGATACGACCGCCTTTGGCATTACCAGGGCAACCAATAACAGCTAATAATCTTTTAGTTGTTTGTTCATCAGCGCCTATACCCTTGACTGCTGTCTCCATAATTGATTCAGTTGTGGCTGCACTTCCAAATTTTTTACCACCAAACTCATATTTAATTCCACCATATTGATTAGAAATTTCTTTAATCTTTCCTATTAAAACATCATCTGCTGCTTTTATTTTTTCAACATTTCCTTTGGCTGCAACTATCGCTTTGGCATGTCTACTTTCAGCAGCGCCTAGTTGTTTATTAGCAATTCTACTTACAAGCTGTGTTGAATAAGGATCATTACCTACACCTCCTCTAAAGTGATGAACTTGGGAGGGACTATATTGAGGTATTCTGTTTTGTATATATTTTTCACTTGGCATTCTTCCATTATTGTTTGCTTTATATTTATTTATAATAGTGTTTCTTGCTACGGTGTTTCCAAAATTAGTCCCCTCCACACCGTCTAGAGTAAAAGGTGTTTTAAATAATTCTCTCTGTCTTTGATAAGCGCTAGTAGAACGAGCAAAATGACCTGCTCCAAAAGCATTATCCACTTGAGCTTGTAGATTACCAAAACGATCTGTTGGATCCCATTTAAATGTTACAGATCCTTTTGGTGTTGCTGTATCTGTAAATTCTATCTGTTTCCAAGCAGGAACACCATTCTTGTCTTTTATAAACCAGTTTACTTTTCCATCTTTGTTTCTTGGAAAGTTTTTTGAAAATCTTAAATCTTTACCATTAAAAGTTCCTGATATTATAATTCTATCATTTTTCTTTGCAGACTCATAAAAATTTTTCCATAGATCGCCTGAAGTAGATTTTTGAACGCCATGCATACTGCCTTTCGTTTTCATAGCATTCTCAGCAGCAACTATGGTGCTCGCTTTCTTTTGAATAGCTCTTTTTCTTTCTTCAGGATCTTTTATTAAATTTAATGCATCTAACTCAGTTTTATTAAACGCTCTAATAATAGCTTTAGCCTCGTTAACACTTCTACCTTGACCAGGACCACCTTTAAGAATATCGGGTCTAAGTTGGTCTTCAATTTTTAAAGATCTTTGTATTCCTCTAACACGAGAACCGTTCCACTCTTTACCTTGAACAGTTGTTTTGTCATAAACTTCTGTTAATTTTTTTGCAAACTCATCATCTGTTAAATTTATATTTTCATCTAATAATCTTAATTTTTCAAACTCTGCATTGGTTAAAATTTTAGGATAAAATTTTTTCATAGTAATTTCATGAACTTTTTTTAATTTTTCTATATTATCCTTTGTGGCAGGTAGCTCGACATAGCTAGCTATTTTTTTACCTGCCTTAGTTCTTCTGTAAGTTACGTAATAACTCTTTCCATCTTTTGTTAAAGTTAAACCAGGAAAGTTTTCAAATTCTTTCTTTAAGGCTTTTGCTTCTGCCGCAGTATATCTTACACCTTCAGTGCCTCTGTCTCCCGTTTCAAAAGCTATGGGCTGTAATTTATTTCTCGGTCCCGTAAGGTAGTCCATCATCTGTTTATATTCACCGATCTTCATTATTCTCCTAACATGTAAGCGAGACCACCACCTGCTTTTTTAATTTTACTTTCTCCAACTTCTTCTAAGATTTCTTCGTAAGAATCTAAACCAAAATCTACATCTTTCATCTTACCTTCAAAGTCTGGTTTAACTGTAATCTCTTCATACTCTGCAGGATATTTTATTGTTTTCTTTTTAATAGGGTCCACGTCTGTTTGAGGTGGCCTGTATTCCATACGCTCTTGTTTAATGATACCTGATTCATATTCCATCTCATCACCTATCCTAAACATTCCACCACCCTCTGTTGATTTGTCTATGGTTATGGTACCCGTATCCATACTTTGAGTTAATGTATAATCTTTGTATTGATAAACTTTTTGTCTTTCAGCAGTGGTAACCGCTGGGCTTGTAATATCATCTCCTTTTGTAATAATTTTTTCCACAAGTTTTGGAAAATACGATGGCACCTCTGGTGATTTTTTTATAGTTTCTACAACTTTCGCAGCAGGTTTTGCACCTTTAAATAATTTACCGACAATAGGTATTGAAGCAAGTCCACCTAATAGTTTTAAGAATGTTCTACGAGTCATACCACCATTATCAAAACCTATTCTGCCACCCATGGCTTTCTTTTCTCCAAACATTCTTTCAGTATATTTTTCTATCATTTTATCTTTTAATTCAGGACGATCTTTATAAAAAGGATCTTCGTTAATTTGTTCTATATACTCGTTTA